TTCTTTTTTATAGTAGGTGTAATGTTTGTAAGTCCTTTTGTTTTTAACTCTGCAATAAGACGAGGTTCACTATTGTCGCACACAATTAGATTGTTACCAGCATATCTTCGGCACATCTCAAATATATTAGACGTTGATAGTCCAGCTTTATAAAAGTGTTCTTTTAGCCATATCGTCTTTCTTAGCTTGTCTGTTGCAACTTCTACTAATGCCGATGGGTCAACAGAGAATCCAAAGTCAAGACCGAATATAGTGTCTTGCTCATCGTTAAAGTCTCCTACTTCCCAATGAGTAAATACAACACCCTCTGCTTTTTCAAGCCAACCCCCTAGTATCTGGTGCTTGTACTTCTCTGGTCGTCTCTGCTTCATAACCTCCACTTGCTCCACAAAAGACGGAGACAAATGCTGAACATTATCTAAGTATGTAGTGTGAATGTACGTTACGTTCTCTTTAACGCCATTATAACCATCTGTAATGCCTCTATTTTCAAAAAACCTCTCGTATATCCAATGCTGTTTAGTTGTGGGGTTTAGAATCAATATACAGCGATTCTGTTTGCCTGTAGCACGAACAGAGTAGTCAATCTTCTCAAACGATTCCTCATCTGTAAGCTCTTCTGCCTCATCCAGTACAAATGTAGTTACACCCTGAATAGACTTTAGCTTTGCAGTCTGGTCGCCACTTGCAGTCTTTATACCGCTAAACAATATGCTACTGCCTGTTAGATTGTTTATGATTTCGTTCTTAGTAATGGTAAAGTTCTCTGCTATGCCCATAAGCTCTAGCTTCTCTAAGAACTCTGGAATAATAGACATAGATGCCGAAGTCATCGTATAACGAGTAAAGAGTATGCGATGTCCTTTTTCGTATGTTAGAAGTACTAAGAATGTGTTTACGCCGAATGATTTACCAGAACCTCTACCGCCTGTAATTACAAAGTATCTACTGGCATCCCTAAACAGAGGATTGTATTTAGGATTAAGATTTACTTTCTTCATTTCTCTTGATAATACATTACTTCAACACTTCTCTTAATGCCACCCCAATGTTCTTTTAAGTTGTCAAACTGTAACCAATCGGCATTGTCATTCTCACAAACTATAACCTGACCTCGCCTTGATTTGCACCAGTTAGCTAGTTCTTTATAATTTATATACTTACTGCCTTTAGGATAGTGTTCTCCGCCCTTAAAATAAGGTGGGTCTATAAACCAAGTCGCTTCCTGATTTTCTATATCGGCATAATCGCCAAGACGTATATCCCAATGTTTTATCTTATAAAGTATTTCTTTTGTAGTTTGTATTTTGTGATTTACTCTTGTTGAAGCTCTTTTCGTTACAGTATGTCTTGGACTCGAAACGCCCTCGCTTACAATAAAGGAAAGGAATAATCGCTCTCCCTCTGATAGATTGAAGTCTAAAAGTGATTCTCCTTGCTTTGGAATTGGCAGACTATCTAAATCTTTTTTGGTCGCTTGTTGTAACCAATGCCACATCTTAATTATTGGCTCGTATTTATCTACAAGGAGTACATCCATATCCCAATATTTTAAAGAATATCTTGCACTACCAGCAAAGGGTTCTATTATTTTATTATGTATTGGTTCTGGATATAGGTTAACCAACTTGCTTTTGCTTCCGTAGTAAGAAATCATTTCTCTGGATTATTATCTTTTATTTCAATAGCCTCGATGTCAATAATTTCCTCTGGCTCTAAAAAAGATATAACAGGAATGTTTACTTCCTGCTTTACGTTTATATCCTTTTGTTCCTTTGGCTTTCCGTACTTGTACTCCCATAACAGGCGCAAGTGTGCAAAGGATTCCTTGCTCATCTCTGCAAGTGCCTCCCATGCTTTCTTCTCACTTCCAAATGCTCGTTTCATTGAACCTAGTGCAAAGTTCTTAATGTCCTCTTCTTTGGCTTTAGGCTTTCTGCCCTGCCCTCTGGACACTCCTTTTACAGCACCATTGTTGCGCCTACCATCGGAGTATGGAACGTGTGGTTTATTCTCCTTTGGCTCTGGTTTTGGCTTTATCGGTATTCCTAATTCGGCTTTCTTCTCGTCTGGAATCAGACTACGTTTTCTTGGTCTTGGCATGTTTAAATAATAAACATCAAGACAAAGTGTTTAAGTAATTGATTTACTTATAATTACGATTGCATTAAATCGGATATTGGTCTTAATATAGACGTTGGAACTGGACTTGCTGGAAATGGGTATCTCCCACCATCTGGTCTATCTATTGTTGGTTCGTAGTTTTCTAGTATATGCTTAGTTTCTAAATATCCGATAGGAAACCAATAATCTGGATGTTCTCTGGCAAACAAACTAAATATAACAATGTCGTACTTGTTAAGTAAATTGAATTGACCTTTGTTTATCAATCTTCTACCATATAAATCATTATCTAATATTTCGCCCTTTAACAATCGCTTGGCATAATTTACTGGCATTGTTTCGGTCTTGACATCTATTTTCTTACCATTGATGTTGAAGTCAAAGTCGTCAATAGTTAAATAATTATCCCTGATGTTAGATTCCCAATCAATGCCAAGAAGTTCGCAACAAGCAAATTCTCCTAAGAAACCCAAGTCATCCCTTTGCTCAGAAGTCATGTGGTCAACTTCAAAATGATGTCTTATGTGTGAATTTCTCCTTATGGATTCAATTCTTGCTCTGCTTCGCATCCTATCGGTTATTTTTACATTATCAATCATATTTTATATTTTATAACCCTACTCACAAGTTTGCAATAGTCATCCGTATAAATTAACTCTTGCTTTCAGGTTATATTCTACCATCTGGTTCCCACTCTTCAGGGTAATCCTTTATTATTAGTTCTATGTAGAAAAATATCAACTCAATACTTATAGACCTGTACATATTATTAAAATAGACATAGTTAATACCTATTCCCCATTGACTATGGTATCTACCTACTTTAATCTTCATTAAACCATTCTTTTATTGTATTAATATCATATCCTAATGAATAGGATAACTTTTCTATAAGTTCCATAAAGTCATTATATGTTACATCATCGTGATTGGTTTCAACACTAATCTTTTGGTCGTAATATTCTACTGTTATTTTCATCTTATATTTTTATTTATTAGTTCTATTAACCGAAATAAATCTTTAGACTTTGTAAATCGTATATCATCATTTTCAAATATCTCTACATACCAGCCATTCTTTTTAGCCTCTTCATTATCACAGCTAATCAAAGAAAAACCACCTATTGTTACGTCTTTAGTAAAGTCATAAGTGTAGTAATACCAATCATTAGGGCTTCCACTTTCTTCTTTAGTTATATCTACTCTTTCAAATCCTAAAACTTGTAAAACTTTTTCTTTCATTGTTCTATAGATTTATATTCAACTTCTATTTGCTCATTAACTGGCTCAATAGATGTTATGCCAGTATTGTCAAACTTAATATAAGCCTCGTTAAATCCCTCTTCAACAAGATGCCTAAGTACCATATTAAATTTCCTTATAGTCATCCTTTACAATCAGTATATTAAATGCGATATGCCCTCAGAAGCATGGTATATTGTAGTCTGCTGATTCTTAGGTTGTATTGAATTTCCTTTAAGATATACAATTTCCTCTTTAAGTTCATCTATCTTTCTCTTTAATTCTTTAACCTCATTCTTGAAAGATATGTTTTCGTATTTAAGAGAATCTTCCTCACTAGGATTAACCTCATCATTACACACACTCATTATCTTCCTGAATGTCTTGTTGAATATCTTATCCTGTTCGTAGTCTATATCAAACATTTTTACTTGATGCAAAACAGAAGTATGGTTTTGTTTTATCTTTAATGTCTTACCTATAGCCTCTAAAGAAAGTCCACCAAGCATACTTAATATCTTGTAGTATATTCTTCTTGCCTGTACAACTTCTCTTTTTCTACTTTTAATATCTAAATTAACGCCAGTTTCTTTTTCTACCAGCTCTCTTATTTCTTTAATATTTGTATTCATCTAATTCTTTTTTATATTCGTTATAAGCCTCCATAGCTCCCTGACAACATTCATACTGTTCGGTCTCCTGAAAAAACTCGATAAGATACTTCACTTCGCTTATCAATAAAGCTCCTTGCCTTAATGAAAGTAAAACATCTTCTCGACAATCTTCTTTAGCTTGGTAATACATCTTTTTTTCCGTCATCAGACCTCTCTTTAATCAACGCTTGAACCATTATGTAAACATTTGTCAATGCTTTCTCTAATTGTGTTATGCGTTGCTCTTGTGTTAGTTTCTTTTTTCTCAAAGTTCTCCCTTTATTGTGTATTGGTTTATATCTGAATTACTTTCAGCAAACCATTTATTATATATGTTAACCGCACTATCGACAAGCATCTCTCCGTTATGGTAAAACTCCTCGCTAACATTATAGATGCCAATGTCTTTAGTTTCTTTATCTACGCATAAAAATACAAAATCTTTGTAATCAATGCCAAACAAATTGCAATAAATATATACTTGACTTGCATAGCCATATTTCTTACAATTATAAGGAAAGCTACCCTCAGCAAGACCAGTAGTCGTCTTTAAGTCAACAATCATTTTTCCATCATTAAGAGCATCTGCTTTACCTCTAAATGGCAAATACATGATGTTTCCTATAGCTGGTCGCTCATATTCCAATCCCTCAATCAACTGAGCAGCTTCACTATTACTATATACAGCATCAGCAAGTCGCATTGTGTCCTCATATTCTTTTTGTAAGAACGTCATTGGATTGTCAGCAAACGCCTCCTTATATATCTTAGTGTTTTTTGTGCTGGCATCTACCCAATTCAAATGCCCAAACTTATCAGGCTCAAATACTGCCAGATGAAGTAACCATCCAGCAGTCATAGCACTTGTACGCTCACTCTTAAATCTAAGCGATTTAGCGTATGCCTTAGGCGATTTATTTAGAAGTTTAACACTACTGCTACTCAGGGCATTCTTACCTAAGTATTCGTAGTAAAACTCATCATCTTCCATTTGCTTTATTATGGCATCTTTATTCCAAAACTTACCATCTAATGTAACTATTTGCTCATTCATTATTTCATCATCTTTAAAGGGTGGAACTCGTCAAATACTTTCCATAAAGTAGCTTCAACCTGCTCTCTTCTCTTCTGAGCCTCTTCACTATGATAATATTCGTATTCTTCTTTCTTCTTTTGGTATAACGCTTCTAAACGCTCCGCAAGTTCTATTTGCTCTTTGTTTCTTTGAGCTTCCAACTCTTCCATTTGTCTGATATACTCTTCACTTGATTTTCCCATCACTTTATATGTTTTATTAGTAATTTAATTAGATTTTCTATTTTGCCTAACACAAAGCGTAGTGGGGTGTCAATAGCGTAATGTACTATTTGCAATACACATTCTAGCATCCAAAATACGAATACAAGTATGATTGCAAAAGACACCTTGAGTAAGATAAAAGGGGATAATATAATTTTAAGTAATTGTTTCATTTGCTATTTATTTACAGCAAACATACAAACTATTTTTTAATTGACAAAATATAAACAAAAAAAAGAGGGTCAATTAAGACCCCCTTTTGTCGTAACCCAAATACTTAATATGAAAAAACGAACTCTAGTTCAAAGTTCACAGCAAACATACAACTATATTAGAATGTATGCAAATTTTTTTACTACTTTTTTGGATTAAAGTTATCTTTCCAGATGGTGTAGCATACTGCTATCCGTTCATCCATGTCTTTAAATTCGGATGCCATCTTAGCGTTTCCGATGCAACGGACAACAAATTCTTTCTGCTTCTCGTATTTCTTTGGCTTAATTAGTGGCATATTAAAATTTACATTTATGGCAATTCCAATAATCGCCTAGTCTATTTAAGTAAGAAACAAACTCTATATTGTTCTTTGCGCTCCAAACACCATTGAAGTAAACAGCAGTAACCTTGCATCTTTCAATAGGCACATCAATATCATCTTTATCAAAATCATGCTCTACCTTTATAACACAAGACTTCTTTGTATGCCAAGAATCACAAATACGTTCAAGAAGTATTCTTTGACCAGTTGGTATCTTAGAGCCTTTGTATTTAGATTCAATTAATATCAAAACATCATTGTCAAATTCAAGAACAGCATCAATATCCGATGGGTGTATCTTTCCGTTTTGAACGCCAGTAAAATCTAAACCCTGTTTAGTTCTGTTGCTATTTCTTATTAAACTCATTGTGTATTTTTAGTAGCTTCTGCTTTACAGGTTTGAAACAACTGCTGCAACTTGTGGGTTGCAATTTATCATTAAAGATACGATTGTAAACAGAATAAACCTCTTTAACCATACTACCGCTAATTGTACTTCTACCTTTTTCAAATAACCATTCAATAACATCAAGTTCCTCATCTGTCGGTGCATTATATTTTTTATATGGAAATAAATTGTTTAGTAACTCTTGTCTATTCGCACAACCGCAATCCTCTCCAAGTACCGCTTTTGCTACTTTAGCTATGCCAGTTTTACGCAATACTTTTTCTACAGAATCCCCTAGTCCAGTTGATTCAATCTCTTGTTTTTTTTCTGATGACTTCTTTTGCATTTTTTAATGTATTAAATATACTACTTAAACTAATTTTTGTTTCACTTGCAATCTCACGCATTGACATTCCTTTTTTGTAGTAGAGGTTAAATATACCTCTATCGTACCAATACCAGTCGTTTACTATTGCCTCTATTCTTTCGTATGTTTTCTCAAGTTCTTCCTTTGCTTCGATATTTTCCAAGCTATCTTCATAAGCTCCCTGAAAATTATCATCCGTAATTTCATCCGATGAAAAAACAATCGGATTCTTCCTACCACTAGTGTGAATATTCGCATAATATAAATTTCTTAATGTTATATAAATATAAAACGTATTGACTTCTGTTTCGCTGTACATAATCTTTTGAGGGTCTTTAACATAGTCAAAAATCCTAACAAACATCTCCTGTACAAGTTCTTCGGCATCCGATTTACTAATCTTAAACGAACAAGCCATGTTAAGCCAATCGTCATACTTATCAGCTAATTTTTGTAATAATTCCTCTCTGGTCAACATAATCTATAACTTTTAATATTTGTTCAAATGAATTGCAAACTGCATAATTTCCCATCCATTTAGATTGAAACTCCAATTCATCTGGTGTTAGTTTCTGTTGACTTTTTGTTTTAGTTCCATCTTTCAATTCAATCAGAAAATTCTCGTTTCTATAACCAAGAATTAAGTCTGGCGCACCTTTACCTAACTGGTGTGTGTGCAATACTGAAACATCTAATTTCCTTAATTGTTGTACAATTTCTTTTTGGTTGGCATCTACTCTCGCTTTTTTTCGCATCTTAGAACGTCTATTTCTTTAAATGGTGTGTACCCATTAAAGTAATATCTTTGTTCCCTTATGTTAAAATTTATGTTTTCTACCTCTTGTGGAATGCCCACTAACTTTTGCTTCTTAATCTTCTGCGAACCAAATATAACACTTGTATCTGAGAAATCCAAAGCACGATTAGGTCTTGATACAAAAAGTACATTATCTGCCTTGTCTGCAAATGTACCACCACCCTTAATTCTGTTTACATCAGGCTTGTAATACCTACCGCTATCATCTTTAAGAGGTGTAACTTGATGCGCTACTAAATTTACAGATATATGGTTGTCTATAGCAAAA